GCGGCGGAAAATCTCGCGGTGCAGGTTGGTCCACATCATGTACTCAAAGTTGGCGGCGTTGGCTTCGATGCGGAACTCCCGCCGGCGCTCGGAAATGACTTCCTCGGTCGAGCGGGTGCCGCGGGCGTTGACCTCCATCTGCTCCGGGTTCATCCGCGTCATGCCGACGTTGTTGGAGTAGACGCCGCGGACCGCCATGCGCAGCTCGAGCAACCGCTCGATGGGCGGCGCGAACGCGGAGTTGATGGCCTGGAGCCCCGGCGGAATCAGCGTCGTTGGCCCGATGCGGACCACGGACATCTCGTCGGCGTCCCAGCCCTGTTGCGCCTGCAGCACGAGCCCGCCGGACAGCATGCCCCCGTCGAGCGCGGTGTTGAGCATGCGGTTGGAAATCTCGCAGTACGGCGCCAGGTCGTGGCCCAGGCCGTCGACAGATCCAATCGTCCCCTCGGAATAGTTGAACGGGTTGAGCCAGATCGCCTGGCTCATCTTCCCGAACTGCTCGAGCTTCTTGAAAATGAAATCCTCGGGCTGACAGGTACCCATGGCGGGGTCAATATCAATGTAGTGGCTGACCTCGGGGCCCGTCACGGATTTGATGAGGTAGCGGACGACAGGGATGCTCTCGAGCTCGAAGACGGCGACCTCCGCCGGGCGGCTGGCCCGCCAGGCTTCGAAGGCGGCCCACTGCCCAATGACATCGTCCCGCACGGACGGGGGCTCGGTCGTGGCGTTGGAGTCGGTCGTCGCCTTGTAGAACTGCAGGACGACCGCGCGCAGCTCCTCGACGTTCCAACCCGCCATCTTGGCGGCCTCGGCGTTCTCGGGCTCGAGCTTGGGGAGGATGTCCTGAAGCAGCAGGGTGTCGCGGACGACGCAGCACGGAATGGAGTCGGCCAGGGGCGGGAACTTGGGGTCAGTGAAAAAGCTGTACTTGGGCATGCGCACGGGGCGCCAGTCCCATTCGTCCGGCCAGCAGGCCACGCCGAGGCCCAGCTTGATGCGGTCGCGGCTTACCTGGTCGAGCAGGAGGTAGTTCTCCGGCCAGTCGACGTTGAGCATGTGGGTGTACTCTTCGGCGATGATCTCGCCGTACTGCGCCAGGGGGTTGGGCGACCGGTACTCCTGGTACTCGGGGCGCACGGTCACCTTGATGCGGTTGCCGACCTCCATGTGCAGGTCGTAGGCGGTGTCGGCGCGGTGGTTGACGATGCCCTTCATCTCGCGCAGGTTCAGGTTGGCGCGCCAGCCCTGGCCAAGGCCGCGCAGCTCGGCGTCGTCGTAGGGCGCCACGCCGCGATGCAGCGCCATGACGCGCGCGTCCGCGCGGTGCACGTCGATCAGCGCCTGGCGGTAGCGCTGGTAGACCTGCCGCGCGACCTCGGGGTTGCCCAGGCGGTCGCGGACGGCGCGCGCCTTGTGGTCGACCGTCATGATGGCTTCCTGCTTGCGGGCGCCGGGGGGAGGGGAGACATCGACTACTTCGGCCTGTTTCATTTCTCGGTCTCCTTGGCGGGGATGTGCGCCGGCGTCCCGTGCAGCCAGCAATTCTCGGGATAGGTGTGGCGCGACAACTCGTTCAGTGTGGACTGCTGCACCCAGACCTTCGCCCTGAGCAGGCATTTGCATACCCGGCAGGTATCGAGCGCGGCATCAACCGACGTCTTCTTCCCGGCCCGCACGAACCACCCGAACAGGTCGAAGAATTCGTTGCCGGGGCAGCTTGTGCAGATGCCGTGGAGGTTCGACGGGCAGTTTGCGCAGATGGCCGCGCGCCGCTCGGCCTCCGCCTGCTCGACGAAGAAGTCCTTGCGGTTGAACAACCGCCCGACGATGAGACGGGTGGCGTCCTTTATCATTCGCACGGACAGATACGGGACCGCGGGCTCGTCGGGGCCGCCGACACAGAACCCCTTGGGCAGCCGCTGGCAGATGAAGTGCTCGATCCGCGCACGCATCTCCGGGTCGCCCGGCCACTCCAGCTTCTTGTCGGCGTACCACCGCTTGAGCTGCTGCATGAGCCCGATCTGCATCGGGGACTGAAACCGGAAGGTTTCGCCCTCGTGCTCGATCTCGTAGATCCAGCCGATCGGCGGAACCGTTCCGGCGTGCATGAACCTGGCTCTCTGCGGCTCGGTCATTTCATGATCTCCGAAGCGGCCCCGGCGAAATCCTCGCCCAGGGCCAGAGCGTCCTTGACACCCTTCTCAACATCCTTCATCGAAGGATCCGGCGGAAGAACCTCCCCCACGACCTCGACCCGCTTGTAAGGGTTCTTCATGCGGGGAGGCACGCCGTGATCGTGCGAGAAAACCCACTCGGCCTCCTCGCGGCTATCGAAGAGCTTCGTCGACACCCAGCCGGTGCCGCGCACCTGGAACTTCTCGACAAGGTGCCCCGCCGCCGCGGCCGTCACGGGGACGATCTTCAGATCGTCGCCGGAGAACGGGCACAGCTTGCGGGGCTCCTTGAAGCCCAACTCGACTACCTTACTGGTCTTCTTGGGGCGGGGCATCTTCGCTCTCCGGCTGTTCCGGCTTGGCCACCTGGAACATCTGCGGATTCATGATCATGGTCAGGGCGTCGTTGGTCCACATCCCGGCTTCGCGCAGCTTGAACATGGTCTGCTCGAAGTTGCGTCCCACTGCCGGCATCCGCTCGACGTACGGCGCGTAGAGCTCGCCGACGGCGTTATAGGCGGCCTCCAGGGCCTGGATGAACGCCTGGGCGCCCTGGGGCAGCTCTTGCTCGGTCGGGGGTTTCGGGGTGAAGTCTGGCTTGATCTGGTCGTCACTCATGGTTGTTCTCCTATACCGCGGCCGTTTTGTACGCCCTGGCGTCCAGGTCGTACCTCTGGGCCAGCCGCCTGAACCCAGACGGTCCCCCGGGACGACGGCCCCAGGGTCCCGCATATTTGTTCGAAATCGTATCGGCCCCCGCCTGCATATTCAAGACAAATCGTACGACGCCGATCGCGATGGACAGGGCGTCCTGCTCGTCGGGGGATTCGCCGGCCTTGAGCTCGTTGCCCTCGCGGGTCGACTTCTTCTTGGACAGCAGTCGGCGCAGCACGCCGACGCGCTCCAGCAGGCGCCCGCAGAGCTGCTCCATGGCGACGAGCGGCACGTTGCGCAACTGGCCCGCGCGGACGAAGGCGGCGACGGCGGCCCACAGCTCGGTCGACTGGTTCTTGAAGCGGTCCGACGCCTTGCGCACGTCGCCCTTGGACAACGGCATGTCCGAGGCCGCGGCGTTGGACACGAACCGGCGAACCGTCATGAAATGCTTGGACTGCAAATAGTCGGCCACGCTCTGGGTCGCGCTGTCGTCCACGCCGATCAGCTCGGGCTTGACGCTCAGCTCCTCGGCGTACTCCTTGATGGCGTCGCCCACCTGGTCCGTGACGGGGATGGCCGAGGACGCGTCGATCCTGGCGTACCGGGGCTCCAGGCACGACAGCTTGACCTGATTGTTCTTGTCGATGCCGATTTCGATGGCCTGCATGACGGCCCGGTTCCCGCCTTCGGAGAACGCGGGGTCGCAGCCCAGCACGGTCACCGATGGCGCGCCCATCCACGTGACGTCCTCCGTGGAGCCGCTGCGCAGAACCTCGGTCATCGACAGCAGGGTTTGTTTTTTGCCCTGGGCGGGAGGGAACCCCCGCACCATGGTCCAGAACTCGGGGTCGTCCTCGTTACCGCCGACGTCCTTGCGGATGTCGTCGAGCTTCTCCTTGGTCAGCAGGAACGTGAGCTTCTTCTCGGGGTAAAGGATTGCCGGGCTTCTGAGACCGTCATGGCGCCTGATCTTTCCGTAAGGGCTATGCCATTCATGTGTGGTTTCAGGGTCGATGGCGGCAAAGCCGCCCGGCAAAAGGGGTTTGGAATACTGGGCCGCAAGATCCGTGAAGCTGTCGGGGTTGCAGAGCCCGACGAGCTTGAAGTCCTTGGCGCCGATGGATAGGTTGGTGCGTACCCGCATGGCGGCCGGGCGCATCTGGGACAGCTCGTCGAGGACCAGGCGGACGTAGGGCAAGTGGGCGCCGGTGAGCTTCGTGCGGGCCTCCTGCTCGGTGCCTTCGGCCACAGCGACGCCGCGGATCGACGCCTTGTCGGTGGCAACGCCCAGCTCGTCGTCCTCATCGAGGATGATGGCGTTGTCGGTCTTGCGCAGCTTGCCGGGCATTTCGAACCGCGAGAAGTGCTTGATGTAATGGAAGTACCGCAACACGGATTCGTAGGAGCGGATCTTCAACATCTGCAGGGACGTCGAGGCCAGAATCGCCACGGTCTCCTGGGGGTCGACCATCCAGTCGATCAGGGTGAGCAGGCCCATATCATTACTATTGTGGGTAACGATAAAATCGTTTGTGAGGTACAGCCCGCGGGGATGGTCTAGTGTAATGCACTTCATGGGCGCAGACGCGCCTGTTTTTTCCACGCCGACTATGTATCTCCTATTGGCGCCCCGCCTCCCCGAGCGCAGCCGTACCGCTTTCCGCGCACACTTGAAGAGCCCGGCCGTATCCTTCAGCGAAATGCGGACCGCGTAGCTATCCTTGCAGGGAACATACTCGCCAGTAGTTTTTTTATATCCTGCTTTTGTCCGTGTAACAGTCGCCATGCCCCCTAAAGATTGCACAAGAAACTGAACATCTGCGGCCAGCTGCCCGGACGCCGAATCAAAGTGCGTGGCTCCGGAGGCATCGACGCCGCCGTCCGTGTCCAGAAGGCCCGACAAGACTTCGCGCCGCACCCGCTCGGAATTATACAGATATGCTTTTGGGACAAATTTGGTGTCGGACACTGTTCCCCAAAGTCCATAGTGGCGAAGCGCGCTTATGTATTTGTTACTCCCGCGAGATGCGTCGGTATCCGCGGCGGATAACCCGAAATCTTTTCCGTTGCGTCGGGACTTCAAGACATAGCCGGGTTCGAGCCGCGCCTTTACCTCGGCCAATATGTCCGAGTCTACACAGGTAAAAGTCAGCCCGCTCTGCCGAAGACCGCCAAGGGAGCCGTCCCCGAGTAAGCACCCCAGCACGTAAGGATCTATGCGCACGGGGGAAGGCTTAAAATACACAGGTTCGCACAACGGAATGCTATACATACCGCGGCCCGTTCGGCACAGGTCGGCCAGCTTGGTCGTTGTAATTACATGCGGCCGCGTCCACCCAGACGACCTACGATCTTCTACTTCCCAGAGATGGTCTGGTGCGCAAATCGTGCTGGTACCGTCCTGGAAAGAAACCCGATATTCTTCCTGGACGCCTACGTCATGCGTTTTAATTACTTCTGCAGTCTTTCCATCTTGAGCAAGCACTCGGTCGCCGACCTGTATGTCCCCCATAGTCCGCGGGCCGAATGGAGTCATTACAACAGAATCCAATCTGGCCGCTTTCCCTGACGACGCACAGCCCCAAGTAATGAGGAACTTTTCCGTGGTCCAGTCGTAGACATGCTGCTCGCTCCACTCGTGGCGGACGAACTCCTTGCGGGGAATGAGCGAGTAGATGGCGCGCCAGAAGCACTCCCACGGCTCCTTCTCGGTGCAGGCGGCGTACTCCGGCTCCCGCCAGTGCTTCCACACCTTCAGGTCGATCAAGGCGTCCGGCATGTCCTCCGGCCACCCCATGCCGTACTTCTCCTTGAGCCCGACCATCATTTCAGGACGCGCTCCTTCGCGCAGGAAGCCGTATCATAAACTGCTCGCCAAATTTCGTCAGCGCGTTTGGCACAACCTCAAAAGTTCGCCAGCCGTTCTTGCCGACAATCCGGTTTCTGGTCGTTCCTGGCGTTGGGTTGACCTTCTCGAAGCCGTTGGGCTTGCGGTATGGATCGTAGCCTCCGCCGCGCACGTCAGCCTCCTTCAGGCTCTCCGTGCAGTATAGCCGATCCTCGTCACCAAGACGGATGTTGAGCAATTCGGCAGTGGCGTAGAAAAAGAGCAGATGGCGGATGGCCTTGCTATCGTATTTGGCCTTCCCCGCGAAGTTTTCCTTCCAGTAGTTGGCCGAAGCCGCCATTTTCTGCTCGGATACACCAATCGGACGATAAACCACGACGCGCGCGCGTCCGCGCCGCATTTCGTCCTCCCAATCTTCCAGCGGGGTAAGTTGCCCCGGCTTGCCCATCAGCATGTCCCCGACAACCCACTTATTGCCATCTAGAATCAATTTTGCGTCGTGCGAAAGCCCCGTGCCGGCTCGCAAGACGTTGAAGCCCTGCGTTCGCAAAACAATCGCCCTGCTTACCCAAGATGGCGTCATTCGGGAGATTCCCATACCGGGCAGAAGTGCGTCTCGGTTGAACAGGCGGGCCGTCATTTTGTGACAAGCAGATAAATTAGATACACCGTCCACGCCAGCCATCCCCCTTGGCGTAAAAGCTCTGCAACGATGGGGTCTTTCTGCGCGATTGTCGCGGCATGTGGCCGACTTGCTTCTTGGAGCATTTTAACTCGTCGCTCGGCGCACTCGGCCTCCGTGACATTGTTCCGCTTAACCATTATGCGGACGTGTCGCAAAATAAGCTGGAGAGCCTTCCCGTGGGTAGCAGGGTTGGAGCCTTCGCCGTTTTGCAACTGCTCCTCCACTTCTTCAAGTTCGCGGTCGAGCAGTTCTTTCAATTCTTTTGTGTCGCCCATTATTTAACCCTCATGGACTCCGCCTTGTTTTTGCTCCCGACATCGCCGCGAATTTTTATTCCGGAAATGCCCGTCATGTCGTCTGTGACGCGCGGGTCTATCCGCTGGGTGATTGGCATGTATTCGGCCTCTTGATCGTGCATCTGCGC